CTCATTAGCACTAATATCAGAAACCTGCATATCAGCAGTGTTAGCAAAACGACGACCTTCTTCTACGATCTGATTTAACAACGCCATCAATGTCTGACTTGGCTCCTTGTAAGGGAGCGTCATGATGTTGTCTTTCATCGTACCGCTTGGTACGTCTACATCACGGAATTCACCTGGGGCAATAGGGGTGTCATCACCTTTGACTCGCAAGCCACGGGTCTTAAAGCCGCCTGGCAAGTTTGCAAGTGACCCTGCGTCAACCAATTGGCGGATAAGGGAAGTACCAGATTTAGCATAAGCGCCGATAAGATGGATAAGACCAAAATGATAGAAGCCAAAGCCAGGAATATATCCGTAGTGAACAAAGTGTTGACGCTTTTGATAAGTTTCGTCTTCAGGGTTCCAATTACGTCTGATAGCAAGAACATTAGTTGTTCCTTTCTCAATAGTTACTACATAAGGTAGACCAATACCGGTCTCTTCGTCCTTAGAGTTCTTGTGTTCAAAACCTGGTAAGTCCAAGTTTACGTGCATCTCAAGAAGTTTGTACCTGTCATCCGTTGTGGCTTTAAATCCTAACTTTTCAGCTATCTTCTTCTCAACTTCATCTAGTACGTTTACTGGATCGCCCAGGTCAATATCACGGTAGAACCCATCAATCTGTAACTTCTTAACCTCATTCTCGTTTTTGCGCATTACGTGCGTTACACGCTCAGCAGCAGCTAAAGAGGCGGCGCCATAAGGAACAACGATGTCCTCGGCTGGTACAAACATTGCTACTTGGCGGTTTAAGTTAGGATCAAAGTAAACTTTCTTGAACGCATTACCTGCTAAACCTAAACCCCAGAGCATTCTTTCTGTCTCAGGGCGATACTCCTGCATCACGTCGGTTAACTGATAGTTCATATCATCTTGCACACGTTGTGCAGCATCTTTTTTCTCTGGTGTTTCTTTACCAACGATCTGTGTCTTTACTGGCCCTGCGGCAGGGAATATTGACATCATTGTTTCTGCTTGGAACTTCACGATAGCTTCAGACAAGAGTGGGTGATACACACCGCAAGCGCCTTCCCAAGGTTCTGTTCTTTCTTCAATTTTTAATCCGAGGAGTTCTAAACCATCTACGTATGTCTGTATCCAGTCTTTACGTGCACTAATATCGGCATCATACTCACCAATTAAATCACCAGCAATTTCTGCCAGAGCACCATCATCAATGTATTCGGCTAAGTTAGCATCAAACTTATCAGCGCCTTCTTCATCTTCATCGCCCGGTTCTAGAACAACTTCTAACCCATCCATACCAATAGTTACAGACTCTGGATCCTCAATCTCAATTTCAATTGGCGCTTCTTGCGCAGCCAACTCGTCTATACCTACGGGAGCTTCGTAGAGTGCTTTATCAATATTTGTCGCCATTTTTTATCCTTAGTAGTAACCTTTATGCTTCTGTGATCTGAACATCTTAATATCCTCTGGCTCATCACTAGGCAATCTAATAAACCCACCTTGTCTGAACCGCATTAATGCCATTACCGTTGAGTCAACTAAGTCATCATGACTCATAAACGGGAATCCTGCAATTTCTTCCACTACTTCTTCTGCCCACCGAGTCTCCGGGACCCATACAAGTCCCGATTTGATAATATCAGCTACACTATTAAGCCTAGCTAGCTTATCTCCACTGCCTCTATGCGGTGTATACTCCGAAATTATCAGCCCAGTACGCCTTAATTCTTGATAAAGTGCCGTTCCTGCAGACTTCTTCTCAACAATAAACGCATCTGGGTCCCATTCTCGGTACTCATTGAGCGCTAAATCCTTTAATTCAGGGAATTCTACCCGTTTTTTGATAGAATTTAACAAAATTATGGCGTGTGCACTCGTTTCGTCATTGTAGAACACTCCCCACGTAGTTATCGCAGTATAATCCGCCCGATTATGGGTTTCGGCTGCAGCGTCTAGGGACATAATCACGTATTCACAGTCCGGTGGACTCTCTTTTTTCCACCAATTCCACCATTCACGCTTTACAACACTTGCTTCTTCGGCGGTGGGGTTTTGTTGGTATTGAGCGTTCCACTGGAACAGTGGCATAGAAGCCTTAGTTTGACGCAGAGAGGATAATGGCATCCACTCAGGCCACAAGGCTCGTTCATCTTCTGTATTTTCGTTAAAAATTGCTGGAAACTCGATGACTTCATATTGATCCGCTTCTTCATTCATGGACATGTCACGTACTACTTTACCCGTTAAGTCATCCATATGCCAGCGAGTCTGCACAATAGCCACTCTACCACCCGGCATTAGACGTGTACGAGCACCATAAGTGAACCATTCGTATGCTTTGTCAAAAACGTCGTAGTTTCCGTTAATTATGTCCTGTTCGTTATGTGGGTCGTCAACCAAAAGTAAGTCCGCACCACGACCAGCAAGGGCAGAACCAACACCACAAGCATAATACTCCCCACCAGCATTAGTATTCCAACGCCCAGCAGACTTGTTATCTGCCGCAAGAGTGACTGTTGGAAAAATCTGTTTATATTCAGTCCTGTCAATTAAGTTCCTCACCTTCCGTCCAAAGTCCACAGCCAGATCAGTCGTGTGGGAGACCATTAACACCTTTTTGTCGGGGTACTTACCTAAGAACCATGCCGGAAAGTAAATAGAGACAAGTTGGGATTTACCGTGGCGTGGCGGTATGTTAACGCACCCACGTGATTTTTTACCCTCGGCAATATCCATGAGCATATCTGCCAGAATTCTATGGTGCTTACCTACTTTATAGTCAGACTGCATCTTCTTACAGAACTCAATGAGGTCCATTTGACAGGCTTTAGCAGAACGTCGGGCTTCTAGCTCTTCTGCAATAACATCAACCTCCATCTGTTCTTCGGGGGAGAAGGCATCTATGTTGTCAAATAGGAACTGCAGTTCGCTGTCCGTGAGGGACGTTAAGTCATTAGGATTTTCTTGGGTTTGGTTTTGTTCCAAGCCCTCTGCCACCTCACTCACTATCTTTATCCTTTACTTCTACAACTTCTACTTCCTCTACTTCTTCCAGACCCAGCTCTTTGTCTAAGTCAATGACCTCGCCGTTCATCTTGACGGTGTTTACATCTTCTATTTCGGGGTGCATTAACCGTTGTATTTTTGCACGTAGCGACGACGTAAGGTCTTGTGTAGAGCGATGATTGATGGTTACTTCGGATTTTTCGGTAAATAAACCCACGTCTGTGATCTTACCCAGTAGTTCTAATGCCCGAATGCGCACACGTGGATCATCGTTGTTTGAATCCAACAGTAGCTTGTTTGTTACCAGGAGCCGAATCTGGAGTGCATTGTCTACGACACGAATACTAAATTCATCTAGTAGGGACTTTACGTGACCATAGGTTGCCGGTCTAATCTGGGGGGCTTTCTTAGCAAGAACCTTGTTTGCCTTGGGTTCGTTCTCTGCTATCTCATATAGCATCTGCTCCGCCTCTACCTTATCTTCTTCTGTAGGGGTCGTATCTAATCCCAGCAGTTCTGCTGTTTTGCAAGCTGCCTCTGCTCGTTCTCTAAAGTCCGTCAACTTTAGGTTTTCACTTGGCATTGGTATAGCCAAATCAGGTTCAATTTGTAGTTGCATCGGGTCCCGGTCCAGACGTTGATGATGAAGCGATTATATATTAAGTTTTTATGGTGTAGTTATTTTTTGTGTTGCTGCCCGGATTGCCCAGGTTTTTACCCAAAAAACCAATTACCGACCCCCATACAACATTAGGTTTTACAAGGCTGCCAGGCCGAAAGTTCCCGAACGGGACATAAAAATTTTTAGGGCTAGGTACTTAAAAAGTACAAGGGGGGTGTTCTCGCAGGTGAGTATCTGCTTACCCCCCAGTTTTATTAAAGAAGTCTTTATTTAGTTTTAGCTGTATTAAAGAACTCTTTAGTTGATGTGAGCACGGAGTTAATCCAGAACTCGTTTACTTCTTGAATACGCTTTGCCAATTCTTCGAACTGCTTGGTTTGTTTAGTGAAATCAAACATGGTTTTTCCTTTAAGTTAGTGAGGTTCCGTTGGGGAACCTTTGTTGCGGTGCAACATATGTGTAGTATATAACACAAAAAAATTTTTGCCTAGGTACTTACTTTTTTCTACACGTTTTTACTTTTCCTTACAATCTGGGGTTTTTATATATAAAAAATTTTTGCCTAGGTACTTAGTCGAGATACCGGGGGGTGTTTTTGTTAAAACGTAAAAACTCGGTATTGCTCGTGCGTAATAGCAAACTATGTAGTGCGGGGGACTCCTAAGCTGTAGCGTGGTGGTGGGGGGTCGCTGGTAGCCTGTCAAGGTTTGCTGTAAGGTTACAGCTATTGACAAATAATACCATATGATGTTATACTGTATTTAATGATTGGGGTTGTAAAACGGTTGCAAGGTTTCACCTAGTAACTACTCAATCAGATTCTTTCTTTAATAACCTAAGTAGTAAATTAATATCTCGAAAGGATATACCATGCCACAAGTAAATAAGGCTGATAAGCCAGTAGTATTGTTTGCCCCTTTGAACGCTGACGAAAGCCAGCACATTGTAAGCTGGTCGGGAATGGCTGACAATGAGCGGGATAGTAAAAACAAGTTGGTTGATGTATTTGTAGCCAATAAGCGTTTACCCTCTCACTTCATCGGGTTTGCTAAAGATGAATCTGACGTTGATGCTATCAAGTTGCGTGACAGTATCGTGCTCAATATCATCAAGGGCTGGAAGAATAACGGTGACGCTCTTAAATTGTTTAAAGCTGATACGGCTAGTTTAGATGTTAAACAGCAAGCTGATCAGGCTTTTTATAAGGACAAGTACCAAACCGATTATTACAATTTCCGTAAGGCTTTCAATACCCGCTTTGAGAAATCACAAGCTGGTGCGACGGCTGGAAAGAGTAAGCCAGCAAAGGATGACGTTCAGGCTTTGCGCTTAATCAATCAGGCAATTAAAAAGCTGACTGAAATCAAAGCGGGTTATGCTGGAATTGCTGATGATATTAAAGCTCTCAAGGCTCTAAATATCAAAACCAAAGTGATTGATCCTAATCCACCTAAGTAACCTGTAAGGTTACACTCAACAAACCACCCTTCGGGGTGGTTTTTTTTCGCTCTGATTTTGTGCGTCGCACAATAACTTAGCCTGTAACTTTACAGGGAACGATGCCAGTGACTTTGAGCAGCATGTAGCATAGGGTTGAGTTGTGCGGAGTTCTTATTGGTTGTATGTGTTGGGTTGTTATGTGGAGTTCTGTAAAATCGGCTTGATAAGATTTGATAGGCTGTGTCCTGTAAAGTTACAGCGAACGATGCCAGTGACTTTAATTGGCGGGTAGCACAGGGTTGGGGTTGATTTTGTAAAACATAGGGTATTCCCTACCTAATGTTCGGTTTTGACTTGCAATGTTCTTGGTAAAGTTCTTTTGTAAGTCCTTGATTATTAAGTAATGTTCGTAAAGTTCGTAAAGTTCGGTCGTTTTTTTGAATGAGTCCAGCAACGACTGATAAAAAACTAAAACTTACTTTTACCCCCCAAAATCTTTTTTAGCACCATTGCCTAAAAAGGGCAGAACTTTACGAACATTCCGAACTTATCAATATATTCATATACTTATAACTACTCCAAATAAGAACTAATAAGAACTTTTATTCTTTAATACAATATGATACTCTTAGATACCAAAACCTTGACTTTGTCAAGCTGATAGCGTATAATATAAGAAGTTAGTAGAAGTTATTTTTAGATGTAATGTAATAGTATTAGGTAATATATAGTAGACTTTATCAACAACCGCAACATTCACAACATTCGCTGTAACCTTACAGGAGATTTATATGTCACAAGTAAAGAAGTACATTCCACGTTGTATGCAATGTGGCGAGGTCTATGACCTAAACCGTCTGCACCTAGGCTATACCTTCTGCCTAC